TGGCGCCGTGCCTTGTGACTCCGAGCCGGTCGCGGCGATCCAGTTGGTCAGGGCGCCGAAACACACGGCGCCCGACTGGCACGAGGGCGCGGACCACACTTGGATAATCGCCATTAGAAGCTCGCCCCGATGCCACGTTCCGCGGCCAGCGACAGGCGCTCGGCTTCCAGCCCCTTGTCGGCGATGCTGGTGATGCCCCCGTCGCGCAGGGGACGCACACTGTCGGCGATGTCGGACAGGATCACGGTCTGCGTCTTCGCCTCGTTCAAGTGCGCCGTCGCGAGGTCAAGGTGCTGGACGTGATACGCGGCCAGCGCCGTGGTCTGCGCCACCACGCCGTCGAGCACGTCGGACAGCGTCTTGGCGGGGACGGTGACGCCGCCGGTGGTGATCGAGGACGTGCCGCCGCCGACGGGCGTGCCGCCGCCGGTGCTGCCGGCCGGCGGCGTCAGGTTGTCGATACGGCTGATGATGTCCGTGATCAGGTCCAAGAACTGCGTGCCGGTCAGCCCGCCCAGTTCTTGATTGGTGACACCCCCGTTCTGCAAGCGCGTGAACAGGCTCGCGAGCCGGCCCCGACTGCCGCTGATGTCATTGGCGTCAAAGATGCCCTGCAAGACCGGGGAGAAGCGCCCGCCAAGGTTCGCGAGCGCCGCAATCTGCCCCGCTTCGCTCGTTTGGTTGACGCCGAATCCCGCCGTGACGGACTGCTTTTGCGACGCGAAGTCCGAGCCGAAGCCGCGGCTGCCCATGCCAAAGACGGCCTTATACAACTGCTTGAGCAACTCTGAGTCGAGCTGCCCCTTGTCGTTACGAATCGTGATGCCCAGCTCTTTTGCGAGCTTCTCGATGTCCGCCATCGAGGAGCCGCTTTCGCGCAGCATCCGCGCGAACTCGGCCTCGTCGACCTTGCTGCCTTTGTTAGACGACGCGGCGAACCGCCCGAGCGCGGTCGTGGCGTTCTCCAGCGCGTCGCCGGTCACCGTCAACGACAGGGATCCGAGTTCGTTGCGCAGACGCTCCAACTGCAACGAGTTCTCCTCGATCAGCCGCTTGCGTGCCCGATCGCCGCCCAAGATCTGCGTCGCCACGCTCGCGAGCGCCGCCACGACGCCGGTGCCGCCGCCCACCAGATCGCCCGCCGCCATCTTCGCGATGCCGGCGCCGATGTTGATCACGCCGGTAAGCGTGCGCGCCGCCGAATCATTGACGACGCCGAACGCGGATGCCAGATCCAGCCCCGCGCGGGCGCCGCCCACGATCTCGTCGGCAATGTCCCTGGCGCGGGTACTGGCCGTCTGCATGGGCGCCGGCAACGCCGTGATGCGCTGGCGCACCAGCTCCGCGTTGGCGGCCAGCGTCGCCATGTGCGCGTTGAACTCGGCCGCCTTCTCCGGTGGCAGTTGATCCCGCGCCGCCGTGCCGAGGTCGCGAATGGCGCCTTCGGTGAGGCCGATGAGCTGCTTCATCGGCGTGCCGAGCTTGGCGTCGAGCTTGGCGTTGATCGCGTCGGCGCTCTCACTGACGGCCTTGGTGTTCTCCTTGGCGCTCGCCACGATCTTGACCGTCGCCAGAGCGTGCTGCGTGCCGTGTTGCGTCGCCGCCTCACCGCTGCTGTCGAGCTTCTTTTCCATCGCGTCCAACTGCTTCACGAACTCGGGGAACGCCGCCGCCTGCTTGGCGCCCCATTCCTCGAGCGACTTGTTGCCGGTCAGCTTGCCGACGCCTTCGATGAGCGACCCGACCGCCGATCGTGCCAACTGGAACGAGCCGACGAACACGACGCCGGCGGCGTTGGCGACGCGGGCGATCGCGACGACGACCGGCGTCGCCAGTTCGATCAGCTTCACCAGCCCCTGCACGATGAAGATGCGAAGCGGCTGGATCGCCGCGCCGAACGCCACCTTGGCGTTGTCCATCTGGTTGCTCATCGCTTCGGTCTGGCCCGCGCCGCTCGCGATGCGCTCGTTGTAGCTGCCCTGCACGACGTTGCCCGCGTTCACGACGGCCGTGAGTTCGGCCATGCGCTTCTGCGTGTCGGTCATCTTGGCGACCGCCAGCCCGTTCGCGTCGGCGTACTCTTTCCAGAGCGCTGACGGGTTCTTGCCGAGCAGCTTGTCGAAGCCTTCGTCCTGCCCGCGCAGCCCTTGCTCCAGCGCGTCCATGCTCTCGGCCGCGGTGTAGCCGCTCGCGGCGCCCAAGTCGAGTGCGGCGGCCAGCAGTTCGTTCTTCTTTGTGGCGTCGCCCGCACGCGAGGCGTACTTCGCCACAGTCGTCGCGGCGTCGTTCGCCACCACGGAGCCGAGGTTAAACTCCTCGCGGGCGATCTTCGCGGTCTCTTTCAGGTCCGCGAGGCTGACGCCGGTCAGCTTGGACTGCGCCGCCATCTTGTTTTGCGACGACGCGAAGCGGTCGTAGGCGTCAATCGACCCCATGACGAAGTCGCCCACGGCCTCGACCGCCTTCGACAGCGCCGCGAACGCCGCCGTCGCCAGCGCGATCGTCTTGCCCCACGCAGGGATTTTGCCTGCGAAGCCGTCCATCGCGCCGCCGGCACTGTCCGCCGCCTTCGACACGAACTCCTGCCCGTCAATGACGACGGTGATCTTCTTCTCGGCCATTAGGCTGCGCCTCGCATCGTGGGGTCGGGGGGATACGCCGCCTTCTGCAACGCCTTATAGGCGCGGTCCACGCCCTTATCCGTACTCGCCGCCAAGCGCGCCGCCGACGCCGCCGCCAACTGCGCGCCCGCGTCGAGCGCCATCAGGCCGCCGTAGGTCGTCCACACCGTCGCCATCGGCGCGTACCCGTCCGCGGTCGGCCAGCGATCCGGCGCGAAGTACCACGCCGCCCCAAGCCGCGCCTCGCACGTGAGCGCCGCGAGCGCCAGCGACGGCCCCGTCGTCGCGTCCACGGGGTGCGCTAGCTTGCGGTGCGCCGCGATCAGCGCCGCTTCGGGGTCGTGGCTCTCGTCGATCTCGTGCCCTGGGACCGCCAAGATCCGGTCCAGCGTCCGCGCCAACAGCCCCACCGGCAGCCGCCGCACGCGCGCGACCGGATCGCCCCACCAGCGCCGTGACCCCAGCGCAGCCCGCAACAGTTCCGTGAGCGCCGCGTCGGCGGTCTCAATAACGCGGAGCGCCGGCAGCACCCGCAACAGCAGCGCCGCCGACACCGGACGCACGAGGACCGTGCGCCCACCGACGACAAGCGGCCACGACGCCGTGGCTGCCGTGACCGCTCGTGCCGTGAAGGCCATGTCAGTCGAACAGGACAGTGACCGCGTTGCTACCCGTGCCGCGGAAGGTCAGCTCGTACATCGCGACCGCGTCGTCGTTCGCCGGCTTGGCGCTCACGAGCTGCGCGTTGTTGAGCGTCACCGTGTAGCGGTTGAAGCTCGCGGTGCCGAAGCGCGCCGACACCGTGATCGCCGTGGCCGCTTCGCGCAGCGCATCCGGTGCGATGCCGCCCGTCGTGTGGAACGGGGACGCCACCAGCGCGGTCTGCTCGACCATCAGCGTCATTTCCGGCGCCATCGCGCCCGGGACGAATCCCTCGTGTCCGCCGGCCGTCGTGATGCGGGCGCGGGCGTTGCCGAGGTTGCGGTTCAGCTTGAACGAGCCACCCTTGACGATCGGCGCCACCCACGTGCCGATGTTCACGACCGCCCCGGCCGCGACCGGCGGCACGATGGTCGTGTAGTCGTACGTGATCGTCGGCAAGCTCAGCGTCGTCGGGATGCCGCCGATGCCCTGCAACGCGAACGTGTGCGTCGGGACGCCCAAGTCGTTGAAGTCGAACGACCAGTCGGCCAGCGCGCCGGGCATGATGTGCGCTTTCCCCTGCGCGTAGTGCCCGAACGTCAGGCTCTTGTAGCCCGTGCCGGCCGCCGTCGGCGTGTACGTGTGCGTCGCGGTCGCGAACGTGCGATCGAAGCCAGCCGATTGCAGCAGCAGGTCCACTTCACGCGGCGGGAAGATCAGCGCGGTGTACGTGACCCCGGCGCCCTTGAACAGCACGGGGAAATCGGCCTTGCGTCCGCGGCCGTTCGGGGCCGTGCGCAGCGTCGGGAACAGCGTCGCGACGTTGCGGCCGATGTTGCCGTCGAAGAGGTATTCGAGTTCGGTCGGCGGGGTCGGTAGGCCGTCGCCGAGGTACGGGAAGATGCCGTCGGTGGTGTTCGTGAGCGTTTCGGCGGTGCCGTACGTGGCCTCCACCTTCGCCATGAACCCGGCGACTTGATTCAGCAGGGCAGGAACGGGCATCGCAGAAACTCCTTAGGAAAGAGAGGGGGAGGGCCAGTCCGCGGCGACGAGCTCGCCGGTCGCCCATGCGTCGTCGCTCATCACGTAGTCGAGCACCGCGTCGTCATCGGTGGCGACGCCCACGGGCACGGGGATGCGGCGCGTCTCGGCGCCGACGGTCAACAGATACCAGAAGTCGATCATGTGCCTTCCATCGTGCGCAGATCGCGCCCGTGTACGGTGAACCGCATCACGATGACGAGCGCCACATCGTCGGCCGGCGCCCGCGCTTCGTCGGCGGTGTATTGGGTCACGTGAAACAACTGGGCGCGGTTGCGAAACTTGAGGCTGTCGCTCTGTTGCGGCAGCACGGACAAGCAGCGCCGCACCGCGCGTTCGGTTTGCCGCGCTTCGTTGAGGCTGCGCGTCGTCAGACTTGAGCGCACCGCGTAGCGGATCACCAGATCGACTTCCGTCTTGCGCGACGGCGTCACGGTGATGTCGTTCTCGCGCAGCGCGCCCGCGGCCACTTGCAGGAACGGCCCCGGCGCGTCGGGGATCTGATCGAGCGCCGTTTGCAGGTCGCTCGTCTCGTCATAAATCACCGGCACCGGCGGCGCCGTGTCGCCCACCTCGCGCGGCATCGTGGCGAGCTGCGCCGCGATCCCGATCGTGCCGTCGCGCAACGCCGCCGCGACGATGCGCACCATCTCCTGCATCATGGGGCCACCGGCACGAGCACCCACCGCTCGTAGTCGCCGTTCTCCTGCCGGAACGTGTCGCGCACCGTGTAGGCGGTGCCGTCCCACGTCACGACCTGCTCGCGGGTCACCGCCGGCACGGAGCCGACCGCGACCAGCAGCGCCTTCTCGGACGCCTTGACGCCGCCACCGGCGCCGTCGTCGACGATCTCTTGGCGATCATCCATCGGCACGCGCACCGACACCGCCCCGACCACCAGCGCTTTCGCGTCCGGGGACCGGGCCAGCATCAGCGCGGCGAGCCGCTGGGTGTTCGGCGCCATCAGCGCGTGGCCCGCCGTTTGCCTGCCGGCATCCCACGGTCCACGCGCCCCGACACCGCCGCCGTGGTCACCGGCACCGAGTCCGGGAGCACGGCGCGGCCATCGGCCAGCATGGCGCGCGCCTCGAGCGGGAGGAAGTCGACGACTTCCCCCACGCGCGAGCCAAACTGCACGCGAACCAGCATTAGTCGACGCGAGCCGACGTGCCAGACGCCTGCGCGTACTTCGGGAACAGAATCACGCGCCCGCTCGTGATGTTCGCGGCGTTCGACGCGCCGGTCGTGAACCGGATGCAGTCAAAGCCACCGGCCAGATCGAGCGTGGCCGGGTCGATCACGAAGCGCACCGTCTTGCGCGTCGTGGCGGCCGACGTGGTGAACGCCAGCCCGTCGGACTGCCGCGTGAGCACGTCGCCCGAGGCGCCGCCCACGTCCTGCGACACATAGATCGGCACGTTCACGGTGAGCGCCTTGGCGCTCGTGCCGGCGACCGCCGTGCACTGCTGCAACGTCAGGGCGACCGTCGCGGCGTTGCCCTGGTTGATCGACGCCTCCACGATGGCGACGCCCGAAAACGCCTTGAGCGACACGGCGAGACTGTTGCGCCCCGCGGCGTCCGCGGCGGGCTCCAGCACGTCCACGACGTGCACCTGTTCTGCGGCGATGTATCCCATATGAGTCTCCGTAGTGGGGCGGCAGCATCGGCCGCCGCCCCGTCAGTGATTACGAGCGAGCGGCGAGAGCGATGTACGGCGACTGCGTGACCGATCCCTTGAACGGCGTCACCGGGACGCGCGTGCGAGGCAGGCCGTTGACGCGCAGCGTGAACTTGAGCGCGGTACGGTCGCGGATGAAATCCACGTGAATGGACGACTGCTGGCGCATCCCGCCCTTCGTGATGAACAGGTAGTCGGACAGGTTGGCGAACACGAAGTCGCCGACCGTGCCTTCGGTCGAGGCGTACTCGATCGGGATGATCGGCTTGCCGTACAGCGTCGCGTTCGGCGAGCCGTTGAGCGCACCGGGCGCGATGAACGCCGGCGGGGCGCTGGCACCGGTGCCAGCCGTCGACGTGAGGATCTTGGCCCACAGTTCGGCGTTGATGAACCACGCTGCGCCCGGCAGCATCCGCGCCGGCATCCGCGCGTACATCTTGGCCGCGTTCGTCCAGATGTTGCCGGCCGTGTTGAGGATCGTCTGCGAGCCTTCGATGGCCTGCGTCACCAGTGCGCCCGAGGCCATAAGGCCCAACGGCTTGGCGACGCCGTCGCCTTCCCAGATAGCCGCTTCGGCGCCGAAGCGCAGTTCCTCGGGGACCTGCTCGTTCAGGAACGACTCCATCGCGGGGCCGTCCTGCATCTGCTCTTCGGTCAGGCGCACCAGCGCGCCGAGCTTGGCGAGCTTGGATTCCACCTGACGGGTGGCTGCGGTCGAGTCCGTGTAATCGCCGTTCTCGGCGATCCAGTAGTGACGCACACCACCGTTGCGGGAGCCGTTCGTGCGGGCCTCTTCCTTGACGACGGTCTCGGAGTACGAGTTGCCGACCGTGATCGGACGCTGCGTGACGCGCGAGAGCAGCTCGCCGCCCGTGAGCGTGGCTTCGAGCATCACGTTCGCGACCGCCATCGGCACCGCGAACCCGCCCTCTTCCCCGATGAGCGTGTCCTGATTACGCGCCGCCATGAGGCGCGGGTCGTTCGTGGTGCCGCCGTTCTTGGACGCGGCGATCACGCCGCGGAAGAACTCGCCCGGCGCCCACGGCTTGTCCTCGGCGCGGTCCTTGCCGACTTCGACCGTCGGCGCGGCCGCGGCCATCGGGGCGGCCTGCTGCTTGCGCAGCGCCTGAATCACTTCGCTGCGCGCGGCCTCGACCGTCGTGCCGCCGACGATCCATTCCGCGGCCTTTTCGGGCATCCCGCCGTCACGGGCCAGCACGGCGAGTTCCGCCGCGCGCGTGTCAGGAGCCGGGGCCGTGCCCCGCTCCGACGTGGTCTGCTCAGACATCTTCGACTCCGTCGAAAGGGCCGAATCACCGGCCAGTGCTGCGCCTTGGTCGCGGGATGCGACACTGCGCCCGACGCCAACGGCATAATCCGCCGGCACCGTCACGCTGGAGCACTCATAGAGCGTCCAGCCCGTATACCGGCGCGTGATTGCGCCGGCCTTGTCCTTCGTCTGCGTGTACCGCTCGCCCGGCCAGTAGCCGATCGACACTTTCTTGCGGATGCCCGCCGCCATATCGGCGAACAGCCACGACGCATCGGGATGATTCCCGCGGCGCACCGTGCCGCGCAGCACGCGGTCGCCGTCGACGGTCAGGTTCTCCACCAGCCCGATCTGTTCGTCCAAGTCGTGATCGCAGCAGAACGGCAAGCCGTCGGCCGCGTAGCTCAGGTCGATGCCCTTGGTGCTGTGGTCGAGCACTTCGACATACCGCTCGCCCGTCATCCAGTCGTACCGCTCGACCGGCGCCTCGGACGACAGCGCGATCTCCAGCGTCAGCGGCGCGTCCACGGGCGCATCGACGGCGTCGTCGCGCACCACGCGCACCACGGCCTCGCGCCGCAGCGCGCCGGTGGGGTTCTCCTGCGTGCGTTCGGCAAACGGGTTCTGGCTCGCGTTGTGGCTCATGCGGTCTCCCGACGAAGCGGCAACACGCGCCCCGTCTGCGTAGTGGAATCGGTCGCCGTGGCGTCCGGGTTGGCGCTCGCGTCCACGTTCACCGCGATCGCCAGCGGGATCGTCTCGAGCGACACGCCCTTGGCCTTGGCATACGCCGCCGCCTCGGCCAGTTCGTCGACGATCTCGAAGAAGTCGCGGCCCTTTTCCGCGCACACGCGCTGCGGGGACGTCAGGCCCGCGTTGATCTCCATGATCGCGGCCGTCGCGTCCTTGACCGGATCGATCCACGGCCAGCCCGTACACATCCACGTCGCGGACGCCGTCAGGGTCGCCGTGTCCATCGTCGTGACGCCCAGCGCGCCGGTGAGCGCGGCCATGCGCACCCAGTCGGCGAAAATCGGCCGGCAGAACTGCTCGACCAGCAGATCCTGCTGGTGCATCCGGCTCTGGCCCATCTCGCGCACGCGATCGGTGCGCATCGACGAGAAGTTGACCTCGGACAGATCGCCCGTCAGGCTGGCG